ACGATCTGACCGTTCCCAGCAACCTCGGCCTTACCTGTGACCGCGTTGGAAAGAAAGGCGTTCTGGAGGTCCTGGACGATTTCCTCGGCCGTTGTGGCTCCCACGGTAAGAACTGCTGTAAAGGCGGGCTCGCCGTCTAGCGATATTTCGAGCTCGTTGTTCGTTGGAGTTCTGGCTGGGATAGGCCAGACCGCTTTTGAAAGCACGTCCCCCCAGTATCCCCACACCTGACAGGTTGCAAGATCGCCAGCCTTCTCAGATTGCACCTTAAGCGACCCACCTGCCTGGGCCTCGCGTGCCATAAAATAGCCGTGCTGGACATACTGCTTAAGAATGGTTTCCAGCTCCTCGGCCGTGGCGTTCTGTGGGTCTTCGAAGTAAATATCGAACAGTTGAGCAAACTGCCCGAAGCCATACTGCTCCCTGGTGCCAAAAAGTAAGGTCGTGTTGGCTGTCCCCCCTTCGATGTCGATATAATTCTCTGTAGCCTGGGCCAGTGTTTTGATCACTGGAACGGAGCCCTCGACAACAGCCACGATCAGATCGTCAACTGATAGCGTCGAAAATTCGGAGTTCAGTCTGTCGACCACCTGCTGAGCCGTAGTTTCTCCGCCGGCAAAAGTTGCCGTAACCTGAGCTTCTCGATTTATCGATATGAATAAAGTCGTCCCAGCACCAAGCGGCGCGATCGGATAAGTCGCCTGGGATGCTATCTCGGCTCCCCACCCGTAATTATCAATATTCAAATACAGGATCGGAGGGATGATCAGGTTTGCCGGCACGCTTGCCAGCACGTCTTCGGTGACATAGATCCTAGTGTTGGCGCCTGTGAATTCTATCGATTCGACTGTCCAGTATCCGTCGAGGTTTGTCTGTCCGAGCACGGTACCCTCTACCAGCACCGAAGCAGAGGGGGGCAGCAGGCGCAGCACGTCCCCAGCCACTTCGAAATAATTCGAGGGGGAGGTACCGACAGCGACGATCGACAGGCCCAGCGCCTGATCTAGATCATACGGATCGATCCCGCTCCAGATTTTGGCAAACGAGTCGAACCAGTTGAAACGCTCCGAAAGAACAAAGTCCTGGTATGTCCTGAACTTTGCCCAGCCTGGAAGCTGCAGGTAAGCCTCGAGTATCCAGTCCTCTGCCTGCCCAGGGCCAAGGCCAGCGATCGAAAAGTCCTTATTTTGGAACTCTGCAACCATTAAATCTCTGTCCCTGTGGCTCCGTTAATAAGAGTTAAAGTCCCCATTGCTGGGAACTGATAGTTTGCGATCTGTATGTCTTCATGTTCATCGTTCAGCTTGAATTCGTCTTCGCTGGTTCCTATTTTTCTGATCCCTGTGGTGTCTCTTACTATGTTGTAAACGTCGCTTAAAGGTATTTCCCCCGCTGGATTGTCGTCTTCGTCTTTGTAATTCCAGCCGAAATCCACAAAGGGGTTAGCCATGCCGATCCCGAGCTGAATTTCAAGGCCTGAGTCAGTGGTCACATATTCCCCTATGAACTGGCTCCCAGACGTGATCAGCGGTTCGAAATAATGACTCAATCTCTCTGTTACGCTGGCCTTCACCGTTGTGGCATTGGCGCCCGCTGTCAGATAAACCACCGCGTAAACATCGACCGTCAAGTAAGGCGCCGTGTTCACAGCAGTTGTGAAGGAAATTACCTGCGGATAGGTCACCGTGATCCGCGTCTCGACAGCGTCAAGCAGCGCCTGGCTGGCTGTTCCTCCTCCATTGGGTACAATGTACAGGCGCCCCTCATTCTCGGGGATCTGGCTGTCTTCGTCGCTTGAGAGCATTAATGCTCGAGCAACCCCTGCTATCTCGAGCGCCCTGAGCTCGAAGTCCTCCCTGGCGACAGTGCCGGCAGGTAAGCGCCTATTGTTTGGAATGTTCACGCGCGCCGCTGCGACAGTCTCGCGATCGATACCACCTGAGGCTTTTTCTGGATTGGTAACCGTCAAAACCGCTGTGTTACCAAGAGAGTCGGTGTATGTCTTGGCGAATTTCCTTAGTGAATTCTGGGCAACATTGCCAGAATCTCCGCCCCCTATTTCATAATCAATGTCGAATGTGCCCTCTGGAACCTTTCCGTTTGTGTTGTCTCCGAAATAGATCCAGCCGTAGTTGTCCTCGTCGACTATTACTTTGAAGTGCCTGGATGTCGGCCCGCTGTTCAGGAATGTTTCGACCTCTTCCCACTCACCGGCCGCCGTCGAGAACGCTGCGGATCCGTCCAAATAAGGAGCATACTGTAGTTTATATCGCTGGTTGTGCTTCCCTGTGCTGGTGTATGTATCCTGTTTAGATGTAGAGTGCCTCCATTGCAGCGTGCCCGTTGTATCACCAGACGGGATCACAACCTCGGCTTGAATTTCTCCGACGATAGGAGTGGGAACTTCCTGAGTTTTCACGACGTCTTTCTGTGCAAAAGTCAGAGTTCCAGGAAGCGGCCCGTTTTCTATGGTTACAGTGAGATCGGCAGTGGCTGCCACCTGGCCAGATAACTGGTAACCCTGGCGCCGGCCGTGGTAGATCGCCGAGCGCCGCTCGTCCATGGTCGCCACAAACGACTCGCGCGCAGCCTTCGAAATGTAGTAATCATTTCGAGACAAAACCCAGGCCATTTCCTTCCTTAGAAGGTTCATCATATTGGGCGAGTCTGGGTCTGTCATATCAGGGAAAGCTGAGTCCTGCAGGCTCCGAAGTCGGAGATCTGCAGAGTCAAAATCTCTCTCTGTGAAGTCGTATGTCTCCGTAAAAATCGCTGTCATCTCGGTACCTCGACTCTAACAGTCCTTCGCTCAGGTTCAAGTTTAGCACGTTCCACGTATGTAATAGAAACGCTTGCCAAGTTCTTTTCGAAAGAAACTCCGGCAGTCATCGCTCTGTAGGCCGGCGCGTACGTGTTGATCTGGTCCGTCGCCTCTCTAAAAGCAATTGCGTTGCTCGTCACCGTGCTGCTGACATGCTCGTGAAGGAGTTCTCGCAGCCTGGTTCCATATTCTGAATCCCAGGGCAGCTCACCCTTTTCTATGCTCAGCAATAGCATGAGGTCTGCTTTTTCCAGGTCCAGGCCTGACACTGAGGCCAGGTCCCCTTTCCCGTTTAGCTGCACAGGAAACTTCAGCCCTATTAAATCCTTGCTCAGCATTTTTGATCTCCTAACGCTACGGTGATCGCCCACTGCGGATCCACAATAGCAAGGTCGATTTGTTCCAGCAGATCCGCTAAGTCGTCAAGCAGGTCAATAATGGGTTCGAGCTGGTCTGCAAAGACTCCGTCGAGAATCTCGCCAAAGCACGGTATCTCTGGACCACCAAAGAACCCCATGAAAATATTGACGATCAGAATAATTCGGCCGACTGCCTTCAAAGCAAGCGCAGTCTCGGCAAGAGAGTCGTTCATGGTGTTCTGAGCGCATGCCAGGAACCCCGCCTTGTTGACGTCCCCCAGGTCGGCCGCCCTGTCGATTTCCTCAGCCATTTCGACCAGACGATCCAGCAGGTACCTTAGATCGTCTGCCAGCCCTCGCAGCAAAGCGATCAGCGCCTGAATGATAGCCTTGACCATTCTGGGGATCGATAGCTGTGGGATCATCGACAACAACTGGTTAATTTTTGACAGCAGCTCAGGAAAGCATTCGAAGATACCAGAGGGATCAAGGGATGTTGCAAAGTCGGTGAACGCTTCCAGGCATTTAAAGATCGCCAGGACTGTGTCCAGCACATTCATAAAGGGCTGTAAGAAGGCCGTAGCTGGGCCCAGTTGCCCCATGTAATTAAGAGGTATCTCTGTCGGACTGGGTACCGAATTGATCGCCGTCAACAGGTTAGACAGGCAGGCGCCCCCAGGGAAGCAAATGTCTCCTATTTCTGCAATCGGTGGGATGTCGTTGCAGATAAGGTCGGTTGCCACGTTCCAAGAAAAAGCCATCTAAATCATGCCCGCTTTCCGAGATAGTTTACGACCTCCGATCTCAATGTCGCCAGTAGCGTCGATCGATAGCTGCCCCTTGCACTCGATTTTCATGCCTGTCTCAGCGAGGATTCTGACACTGTTGCCCTCGATGTCAAAGCGAAATTCGCAGATCAGGCTTTCTTCTTCGTTCACCTCTTTAACCACCTGCATGGCTGCGTATTTTTGCCCCTCTCGCCTGTCGTAAATTAGGCGCAAATTCTCATCGCCTCCCACCATTACGTCTGGATGCACGAACTCTGGGAAGGTCATACCAAAAGCATGCTGCGCCGGCAGGTATAAGAGCTGCTCCTCGTTGCCGTTGACAACCCAGATAGACACCAGGGCCCCCATGGGAGGAACGCGGTTAAAGCCCCACAGCGGAGCTCCACCGAACCCCAGAGGCCAAGCCCAGGCTGACTCTTCCCATTTCCCTGGGACCTTCGCTTTAATGCGCCCCAAAACTGGCATATCGGCCGCCTCCGGATCGTTTTCCGGATCCAGCTCTCGCTTGACTATTTTTCCATTGTATGGACCGCTTACAATATTACGGTTTTCATCGCCGAACATGTTGCCCCTTACCTCGCGTTTAACGCGTCGACTATATTCTGGTCCTGAATTTCTTCGACTTTAAAAGTCTTGCCGCCTGGGCTGTTCTTGTTTCTATGGTGCCAGGTCCATTGAGGCGTATTATTGGGCCCCATTTCGAGAATCGCCACCCTGATCAGTTCCTCTGGTTTTGGTGGTCGCTCGGTGTCCTGGTCGTCCTCAGACGGGTTCTTTTTACCGTTGACTCCCTTCTTTTTGTCTGTGTACAGCTTGCCAAGGGCGTCCCTGACTGTTTTGAGTTCGGTGCGATACTTACCACCTGAGATCTGGTGCACTGCGGTTTTGACATAATACAGCCCAGAATATCCCTCAGAGTAATTGCGCAGGCCGATCAGCGTTTTCGCTCCCACCCTGGGATCGCCCTTTATTGGAAGTGTCATCTTATAGCGCCGGTCGATTACTCTTCTATACATCGCCTCGGCTGCAGCGTTAACCTCGCTCTGGCTTGCGAACCCCATGTTTAGTTCTTCGGTTCTGGTCAGCCTTTTCTCGCGGTTCCCCTCCAGGTTGTCTGGGTCTCCGATTTCCTGCTCCTTACCAAGGGATATCGAATAATCCTCTTCAGCGTTGCCCCCCTCTATTCCCTGCTCAGCGACCACCTCCTCGAGGGTGTACGGATCTATCGCTCGGATCCTGATTTTGGCAACGTCCTTCGCAAAATTTGACTCTGTGTTAGGACCAGGCGCCAGGATCTCCCCGTCCCCTGAATAGTGCCCCCTGTAGGTATACCAGCGGTAAGGCTCAAGGTCTTTCTGACGTGGTCGGAAATGCGCGCCGGCCGCATCGATCCACCATTGGAAATGATTGCGCCTTGCCAGCTTTTGAATAAAGCGCGCGTCTGAGGTGTTCTGGGTGATCGTGGTTCTGTAAACCGGTGTATCAATCACGTCCAGCATTATCCCCGTGAAGCCGTTTTCCTCGAATATTTCCCTTACAACGTCTGAATCTCGCACGCCGACCCACTGCTGATAAACGCGCCCCTTGTCTAGCTGGGTAGCCTTGCCCTTCATTTTGACCGTCAGATTAAGCCCTGATTCCTTAGCCGACTTGACGATCATGGTGTAGACTGGCGACATGTTCGAGGTATATCCCCATTGAACTAAGTACTGTTGCCCCTCCTTGAGTCTGGCTTCGTCTAATAGTGCCTTGTCGTGGTTCCTGAACACCACATCACACTTGTCGAATTTTCCTTCGTTATCGAAAAAAGTGAAGGTCTTCAGCCTGTCTGGCGCAAAATCTAAAAGGCCGTCCACGCCTTCGTCAGAGTCGACCAGGTTTAAAGCGACCACCGGTGCAGGGGAGCTAGTCAATTATGAACCTCCGCTCTGGGTCCAGGATCTTTGTAAAAAGAGTATTTTTCGAAGGAACAACGATTATCTGACCAGCTTTTAATTTAATGAAAGGATCGATCACCGGCTCGGGCTGAAAGTCTGCGATATATCTCCACAGGGTATTTGCTTGAAAAATAGGAGCATACCAAAAAGCAGCGATGTCCTCCCATTTTTCGCCCTCTTTGACGGTGTGCTCTATGTTGTCGTCCAGGTCCTGGTATGGGTAAGGCTCGTATTCTGTGGTGTACAGATACCCCCTGGGATCATACTGCTCTTTGCAGAGCTGGTAAGGGCTGTATATCGTCAGTGTTGCCATGTGCTCAGCTCCTATTGTATCCGACCTCTGCGATATCGTCGGCTGTGTACCTGTATTGAGGCTCCTCGGCAAAGGTGCAGCGCATTGTGAGCTCCATGATCTGCCCTGTTGCCGGATCCCGCCTGGGTACCTCCCAGTCGATACTTCTCAGGCGCGCATAAACAGCCAGAACTCCAGGAACGCTCAGAAACAATAAGGGAGTGTCACCGCCGGCAACCTCCACCGCTAGGCGCACAGGGTTAAGAAGGGATCGTATGAACGCTCTCGCCTGATCGATCACGGCGCTCCCCTGCTCTGTCGTTTTCCCCGTCAACGCCGTCAATGTGATCCTGTTCCAGCGTAGCTCTAAATTAAAAGTCTCGTTGCTAGTATGAGAGAATGTGGCGTTTTCGTGCGTACCCCCCAGCGCCGGATCGCTGTTGTAATTAGCAGAGGCAGCCCCTCCGATAGTAGGCGGTTCATATTGGAAGTAAATCCCCTTGCCGCTGTCCAGGTTCAGGACCGTGCTTCTCACCTGGGTCGGTACATCGCTCATTTAGCCTCCTTAATAGCCGATCGGAGGAACAGGGGACATGTCAGGATTGTCCAAGTTTTCCTCTGAGGCCTCGCCTGCACGCTCTTGAAGCACTGCAAACAGTTGCTGCCCGTCTATCTCGATAACCTGGACACGTTCTTTTTGCAGCTCGCTTTTAATATCCACTAGGCGCTTGCTGAGCTCGTTGACCAGGGCGCCTTCCATTGGCCTGGGTGCGTGCACACCGGCCGCCGCTGTTTGTTTCTGGCTCTCGGTGAAGGCCTTAGAAATATTTTTCGCCTGTTCCTTTTTCACATTCGACGCAACGCCGCCGCCTGTTAATTGCTTGACTCCGCGCGCTATTATGTTCTCGCTCTCGCCTGTGAAACCAAAGAAATCTGTCAGTGAAGACCCCATTTCCTTGGCCCCTGATTTGATCGCGGTAAAGTCGCCTGTAAAAATTCCTTTGTGAAATTCGACGAACCCCTGGGCAAGCCTCACAAACATTCCGAACATTTCCCCCAGGTAGGTTCCCACCTCTTTGAAGATCTGGCCTATTACTCCCACCGTGGTGAAGATAACATCCAATAGAACGATCACCTTTTCCAGCGCTCCTATGAAGTCACCAAGGGACACATCTTTGAAGTTTTCGGCAACTGCAGCTCCGAACTCGGTGAGCCGTGTCACCGCTGTGAGCAAGGTTTCTGCCAGCATAACAAGCATATCTCCGAACATTTCGCCCTTGGTGGTCCACTCGTCTGTGCTTTTCGTTGCACCCGCTGCGCCACCTGTGAAGATATTGAAGACACGGCCGATCGTCTCTTTGAATTTTTCCCACGGCTTTTCGAGGCGCCCCAGGGCAGCAGTGAACCCCATAGAAACGCCCTCGAAAAAGGCCTTGGCCTTTTCCCACATAGCTATGAACCTTCGAAAGAAGCTAGCCAGTCCTGGGGATTTCCCCATTTTTTCGAAGGCCTTGGTGGTTTCCTCTGTCAGGCCGCCCGTTTTGACAATGTCGACGATCCCACGGAATCCCATTTTTATCGTTTCAAAGAACGATGCACCCTCGGCCTTGGACTTACCAAAATTGGTAGACACAGCTTTATAAATACCGTACGCACCCAGAGCGATCCCGCCGAACAGCAGGCTTATCGCCCCTCCTATTAGAAGCATTTTGCCCAGGCCCAGGAAGACATTCGTAAGGCTGAAACCGAACAGCCTGAGCGCCGTGCGAGCGATCAGAATGATTCCCACGAACTTGGTAATAGTGCCACCGATTAAAAGAAACGAAGTAACCGCTGTTTTGAGTTCCTCTGGGAGTTCTTGGAATACTGACAGGAATGTGTTGAACGTAGCGAGCAGCGCCTTAACTCCGCCCTTGGTGATTTGAGCGGTTCCCTTGCCGAGCTCCATCATGAATGTCTGAAAAGAACCGGTCAGCAATGTAACTTGCCCGTTCAGGGTGTCGAGTTTCATGTCGTTCATCGCCTGGGCGAATCCCTCCACGTCCTCTGGGTCCAACTGAGCCTTGTAATATTTCCAGGCCTCGGCGCCCTTCAAAACTTTTCCGTCGGTTGTTGTTATTCCCTTGTCTAGCTGTTGAAATATCGACAGAATACCTTTCTTGGCGCGCTCACCGAAGGCCTCACCGACCATCATACCGCGCTCGCCCTCTGTCATTTTCCCCATTTTGTCAGCCATTTCGACAAGCAGGTTTCCAAAGTCTTTATATTTCCCAGTCGCCTGGTCGACGACATCGATCCCCATGCTTTCCCTGATTACTTTTTGAGTCTTTTTCGATGCCAGGCGCCCTGTCATAATCTGGAAAGCGGATCCTGCCATGGCTGCAGAGGGAATGATATTTTTAATGAGCCCCAGAGCTGCCATGGATTCCTGAACGTCCAGGCCAAGAGAGATCGCACCTGCCGAGGCGTTCTGCAGGGATTCGGTCAGCTCATCGATCGCAAGTCCAGAAACCGTCGTTGTTTTCACTAACTGATCAACCGTGATCCCTGCCTTGTCTGCCTCTAATCCAAAAGCCTTAAGCGTCTGGGTGGTCAATTTGGCTGCCTCTTCTAAGGGAACCTTACCCCCTGACGCTCCGGCAAGGAACAGTGAAGGCATTAAGGTATTGAGAGATTGCGCAGTTGTGAAGCCCTGCTGGGCCAGCGCCGTCAAGCCCTGCACCGCCTCGGTGGGAGTGAACTGAGTCTCTATGCCCGCCTTAGATGCAGCATTGGCTAGCCTTTCCATTTGTTCGGCCGTCGCACCCGATACCCCCCGCAGGGTGGCGAGTTCGAACTCGAGTTCACCGGCCCCCTTCACCGCCTCACCGACAAACTGCTGCAGGCCGCTCCCTGCTTTGACTAAACCGGCGCCAATGATACCGCCCGCCATTATGTTGCGCATTTGCTTTTGCATTAGCGCAACGCCTTGATTCATCCCTCCAAGAGTGGTGTTAACCTGCGCCGCTGCTGCGCGCATTTGTCCGAATGAGCCAGATACCTTATTGAGGACAGGCGTGGCCATGTCTCTGGCGAGCACATCGAATATGGTCTTCATGCTTTTACCAGCCATGAATCCCTTTTCCGCCGTTCCCCTATTTGTTCTTTATGGCCCTTGCCAGTTCGTCGTTTCTCTTGATCAAAGCCTCTAATATACGAATAGCATCTTTTAGAGGTAGTTGGCCAGCGTCCTCCCACCTCATATTTGTAGAAATACCAAAATAAGAGCTGGTACAAAGATCCAGTTGCATTTGAAAAAGGTACTCTTCAGAGAAGCAATCGACCAGGTGCTCGACCTCTAGCAAGGGGGACAGGCGTGCCCACTCATCCAGAGTTGAACCGCTTGGATTCGGTTCGAAAGTATTGATTATGCGTAATAAATCAGGGCTGACTATACGGCTATAGTGTACTAATTCTTCTCCGCCATCCTGATCAGAGCCGCGTCCTTCCTGCGACGTCGGCGATCCCGCTCGGCTGCCACGACTGGGATCCAAAATTCTAAATCGAAAGGGATAGTGGCTTCTCCATCCGAGTTGCACCAGGGGCAGCGAGTGTCGACTACCAGATCCACCCCTGCGCTTGCCTCTGACATTAGATCCGTGAGTGCGATCCTGTCGTCTCCCAGCTTTCGGATCCAAGTCATAACGTCGTTTCTGTGCATCCCCTCGACTTCGACGATCCTGCAGTTCAGGTTAAGGTCGTCGGTTTCCGCGTTTGGATTGTCCTTGGATAGCTTCTCGATGAGTTCTTCGTCTGTTCCGTAAGCCATGCGCCACTTGATACCACGTTCCCCGAGCTTGCCCTCGAATGGCAGCCCCTGCTTGAAAGCCTCCCTGTGCTCGTCCTTTTCGAAGCCCCATATTACCAGATCGCCTCCGTCCTCTATGGGTCTCAGGTCCGTCCTGCGGGTATAGCTTTTCGGACAGCGATCACACTGCACCTTCATGTTATAGATGGCGCCGTCCCCATACGAATTAACCCTGGTTCCTATTAGGCCCCAGATACGATCCTCGGTGGTTGCCTGCAGCCAGTTGACCGAATCTTCCGGCCCCAGGATCCTTGATTCGGGATAGTCTCCGACGTCCACGAGCTTGGCTGTCGCAGCTTCCAGAGCTGCCGTGTGGGACTGGACTATTGAATTTCTCATTCCTTTCAAGGTGCTGCGAAATTCTGCCACCGAGCGCCCTTGCATCTCGACCTTCATACGCGTTGGAAAAGTTATTATCTCTGACATGTTTTTGCCCCTTTCTGGTCTAAGAACAAATTAGCACGGGGATCTCTAGGTTTCAAATAAATAATAATTGACGGAACCCGAAAAGGTAAGGGGGGAAGAGGTTGCTGTTTAGGTAACAGGTTTTTCTTCGATTTTGCGAGGTCGCAGGATGAACCCGATCTTCCTTGCACCGTCTGCCTCTGCGTCGAAATCGCCGAACTTACGGCCGCCACAGTAGCACCTGTGAAGACGATACTTCACGAGCTGGGTGGTGTTGTCGCGATCGAGCTGTATCAGGTCCGCGTCGAAATAAAGGTCCTCGCCTATTTCCCCGCCTCCCTCTATCACGTTGATCGTTTTGTTCCACAGATCGCGCACAGTGGGATCAGTGTAAGAAGGCCCCTCCACCTCGACGTCAACTGGCTGATATTCTCCAGGCGCCCTGTTTGGGTGTGTCTCAGCCGATTGCCGGATCACGTTGTCGGTGACCGTTTCGTCTGGAAGGGTAACACGGGAAAAACGCACCCTCTCGATCCCGTCTATCTCCAGGACCCACTTGGGCTGCATGTGAAAATTTCTTGGTTCGCTATGTGCTCCCATTTTTATCAGCTCCTTTAACTGCCACTTGCAACCGTACGAGTGACGATTAATTCAACATACTTGGCATCGTCCGAGAAACCAAGCCCTAACTTTCCGCGCATGCGCTGCTGAGCTCTAATTTCTGGACCGTTGAGGGCCTCTGACACTTCGAAAAATGTCGGCCTGGCTGGGTCAAACGCGTCGGCCGGCAGAGTAGCGAGGAACCTATTGCCCGAGCGCTCCCAGTCCCCACGGTTTTTCGCGTTGTTTTTGGAGTGCTTGACCCAGATCGAATCTGACTTTAGAGAAGCAACGATATAAATGGCTCCGCGCGCGTGCCATTGCCTGGGCCAGTCTCCATTTATTTTCAGGTTGTCGCCTCCGTCGAAGTGGTAGGCAGTGTTTTTGAACTTGCGGATCGGTTCTATGTTCCTGTCTGCGATCAGGTTCGCTTTTTCCTGGAACTTCAGATCCTCGAACTCCACGCCCAGGCAATTTTGAATCACTCCGCGATCGTCCTTCACTCCGGCCGTGCTGACAAAGATCGTGTCTGGGTTGTTCCTGTCGTTGTAAGCGAACCTTCCCATTTTGGCCATTTCCGATCCGATCGTCACGGTTTCCTCGTCGCCAAAGATAGCGCTCGAGGGATTCGCGATTTTGATCCTGGGCCATGCACAGCAGCCGAACTCGATCGTATTATAGAGATAATTCTCGCTCCATGTCTTCATTTGCGTGGCTGTGGAAACGTCGCCAGGTCCTGGCGTGGGATGTACAGCGTAAATCTCTCGGTTCCTGTGCGTCGAGTATGTGTTGATCCCCGCGTGCACTGTTGCCGAGGCGTGCCCTGGTACTGAGAAAAGCCGAATGTCTTCCTCGTCGTCCAGCGCATAGAGCCCTGTGTATCCCGCCAAACTTCCCACGAAGTCTGAGTCCAGCAGCCCTGAGAGCCCGTCGTCTCCGCCGGTCATAGGTCCCCAGGTGCCATTCGTCGGCCGTGCCTGCAGCGCCGTGTAACCTGAGCCTCCCATGAGATCCGCGTCGACCAGGTTGATCAGGTCGGAACCTGTCAGGGTGTTATTGACGATTGCCAGCACATAGCGATCGTCTGACTGGTCCATGGTAAGATTCGCCCAGCTTTCCTGGATATCGCCGTCCTTGGTTACGGACAGGTCAAAGCGCTCGGCGTCTCCGTTGCTCGCGTCTGCAACCACCAGGTAGAGGCTGTTTACATAGGCGCCTGGAGTTTTTCCGTTTACCGTCAACGTGGTGATAGTGCCGGCCGCTGAGCCAGAGTGGACCGCTCCGTCGAAGCCAAACTTTGTTTGAGCGAGCCCTGTCATCTTTACGCTGGAAAGTGGGCCCGTGGTTCCACTGGTTACGGTGAGTTCGCCACCGCTCTCTATCGATATTGTGGCACCGACCAGGGGCAGAGCTTCAATGTGCGCCTTGGCCTCTGCTGCGGTAACGGCTGCGATGTTGACCACGTCACCGGTTCCAGCCGTCGGAGCAGCCCAGGTGATCGTATTGGTACCCCCTGCGATGATCGCCACCGTGGATCCGGTTCCCTTGGTGTCGCTCTGAATGTGAACCTCACCAGCGTTGTCATAGGCGTGGCAGCCTGGGATCCCTGCTGCGTTTATTTGATCGACCACCTCTGCAACCGTGGTTGTTGAGCCCGAGAATGTGACTGTTTTGGTGCTTCCCCCGTCGATCGACAGGTTCAAAGTGAGGCCGTCCTGATCTCCAACTGGCCAGGTGTCGTTTGACTCGACATAGCCAGCCGCAGCGTTAAAGGTAACTGTTTGAGGGCCCCCTCCGTCTATCTCGAAGATCAGGGTGTCGGCCGGTTCCAGCTCAAAAGGCTCTGCGCCGCTGCTGGTTTCTGTGCCGGCCGTCGGTGTCCCCGAGGTATACGTGGAGAGATCAAGCGTACCTATTACGGCTGTGTAGCTCGTCGGGTTGCTTATGTCCGTGTAGTGACATGTTCTCACCACGTCGAGGGCTGTTCCTCCGTTGTCGAAGAAAGAATCGACACCGATCGAAATATCCGAGTCGTCGTTGTCGATGTAGCCCCCGAAAATTTTACGATACTCTTCAGGGCTGAAAACAGTTGTTCGCTCTCCCACTGGGCCCCGCTCAGTGAGTCCGACGACGGCCCCTCTTGAGACATCCACGCCGGTGATGTTCTGCTGTCCCTGTTGCCATTTAACATCAATTCTTGAAGCGCCAGTAGGCATTTGTTACCTCCAAATTGTTTTTTTCTTTTTCGACCTTCTTGGTCGATGTTATCACATACCTAGCTCGCCGTTAAAATGATTTCCGGCGAGTCCGGATCCTCAACGGTCCAGCCTATATCTGTAAGAGTTCCAGCCAGAACCGTCAAGTCAACTTCTTCTATGACTAATCCGACGGTGCACATCTTCAGCCCGTCGTTCTCTGGTCCCATGTCAAATGAGGGCATTCCCTCCTTGGGGATCAGCATGGGATACTCATAATCCTCGGCCGCCTCGGTATCAAACGAAGGCGGCGCGCATTTCAGCTTCGGAACGTCCAGCAACGCGTCAAGGAACGCCTGAGACATTGCCATAATCTCCCTGGGGTGCTCCTCCCTGGAGTACATTTGAATCGATTCCATGACTATATTAACCACGGTTCCAGGCCTGTACTCGTTAAAGTCGGTTGCGCTGGTCATGTATTCTTGCACCCCCAGCGCCTGAGCGTCTTCGTCGTATTCTGTATCGACCCCATTGATCCAGATAAGAGGGAGCTCGCCCTGCAGAATCTGCTCGAGCTGCGCGTCTTCACCCTCAGAATAACTGCGCCCCATGGTGATCGCGATGTTTTTTGTGATGTGCCGGCGCAGGTAAGCAACCAGGCGCCCTAGCACGTATTCCAGCGCCTGCTCGTCTGTGAACAAAGGCCGGTTGTAAGTATACGAATTAAAAACGACCACTTCGCCAGGTATCTCGGCGCCGCTGCTGTCCAGGTTGTACAGGGTGACCGCCACGGGATCGCCGCTGTCTCCCATGTCGTCGCCTTCGTAAGTCGGTACCGTGGCGATCGCCTGGGTGGGAGTAAGTGCGAAGGCTGCAGGGGACTGCAAACTTCCAAACATAACTTTGATTGACTGGAACGCAGGGCCTGAAGAGTCCAATGGAGGATCGGGGGGCATGGAGAAATTAGTGCCCGTTATTTGAATCAAATTGCGGCCGCGCGTCGTGCCCCCTGTCGGTGTTATGCTGCTGATAGTAGGAACTCCCATTACATTGATACTCCTAACATAGCAGCGAGGCCGCTTACAAATCTTTCCTCGCTTCCCTTTATCCACTCATCATGCGCAGGGTTCAACCATGGCCTTGCTGGAATTCTGCGCCTTAGTTTTTGGCCCACTCTCCACGGCGCCCGTAAAATACCGTATTTCATGAGCACGAAAGAAAACCGGCGCATTTTTTCCGTCACCACGACCGTGTAAGTTTTGGTTCCCCCTTCGTGGATCGCTGCCAGGTCGGCAAGTTTCTTGCCTTTTTTGCTGCGCGCAGTCCTGTGAACTCCCACGGTGTAATGGTACATATTCTCTCTTTTGGGTTTCACCGCGTTGACCATTGCCGCCGTGTCAATGAGAGCTTTGGTGCTGCTTCCTCCACCCGTCCTGATACCCCTTAAAAGAATGGTCGTCCTGGATATGGGTCTTATTTTCTTGCCGCCTGGGCGCTGCGCTATCAGCCCCCCCTTTATGTTATTAGCCAACATCCAAGCTTCTCGAGATAGCATGGTCGTGACCGCCTTGTTAAAAGCGCCCACGATCATTCGGTACTCTTCGAGCACTGGGGGGCTGTTGTCTTGAACCCTTATCATTCCGTTTCTATCTCGCGATCCTTCCTGCAGTGTATATAAAAAAGATTTATCTCAGGCGTACCGAAAAACGCCAGCCCGTACCCTGCCGGCTCAACATCCTTGATCCACATCCCTGGGGGGACAGGGAAGTCCATTGCGATCGCGCCGTTTAGCTGCAGGATGCGATCGACCCTATCGCCCACGTGTAACTTTGGGAGGCCGTCTGCTTTCATAAGCCCTGCTGTTGCCAGGTGGTCTTTCCTGAGAACTATCACTATATCGGCTTTATCCGACTCACCGCCGGCCGTCAGAGTTCGATCCCCCCAGTCATCTCGGTCTAACTGGCATTTTAAAGTCACACCAGCGAGCTCACGCCGCCTGCCAGCGCCCGTTTGAGTTCCGTCTGCCCTGGGTAGCGGCGCCCTCCAAATGTCATCATACGCGCCGTCCTCGACCTCCTGAGCAGGGAAACCCAGCAGGGCGCCGGCAGGTCCTTCGACTAGTACAGACCCACCTTCACCCTCCGTATTTGTGCAAATTATGACTTGCCCCTCCGAATCTTCGACAGCGAAGCCATTTGTTATCAGTGCGTTTATCTGATCGACCACCTCCGCCGCAGTCGCATGAACGGGATCCGCAAAAAGCGAGCTGTCTATCGCTATTGTTTGAAGCCCTCCCACATCGAAGGTTACTTCCAGATTAATGGTGGGATAGGGTGAAAAGTCCCAGGTTTCTGGATCTCCGTTTATGTTGGCCTTATTGGTGGTGATCGTGTCCGTGCGATAAAATACCGCCTGGAACTTCTGGATTAATGCTGTGTAAAAACTGGTCATACAAACTTCATTTGTAGGGGTCTTTTAAATCGCTCAAGTATCTGGTCGATTATGGTGCTATTGGTAAAGCCGTTTGTATTTGTGTTTTCTGAGCTTTCCGGATCTGCAAATTCGACTTCCTGATCCCTTGTTTTCTGGCGCGTTATACGGTTTTTAAGGATGACCGCGATCGATTCGTCAGAGAGCGCAGGGTAGCACCTGTTGACGGTTATCATGCGAGCACACCACTCGATCAGAGCTGGAACCCCTCCATATTCAAGAGGTACCTGGCTATTATTCGCAGTTTCACCGCAGACGGCGCCCCTTGCCAGCTCGGTGAAGCCAAAAATGCCCCAGATTTTTGTTTCTTGCCTATCCTTCGGAAAGTGTCCCCCGCCCAGGCTGTAGAGGCGCGTTCCTTCGTCGACCAGGTAACCGTCTGAATAAGTGATCATTGGGTTTTTCCTGTCGTCTGGGGAGGTCAGGCCGTTGCGAAGGTATCGGTTGTTCACTTCCAAAGTCTCTATGTTTTCCTCTTCGTCGTTCATGGTGATTTTCTGCAGGGCAATAATGGGGATATCCAGAAACAGCCTGGGCAGCCCCTCACCGGTGACTTCGAAGCACTGGTACCTAGGAACGAACCAAGACAGACAGTAATCCTCAATGTACCTTGTAGCGAGCTCTATGTACTCCTCAACCGTGTCGTCGTCGACGTCCGTGGCCAGGACCCCCTCTTTTCTAATAGCTGCCAAGGTCGTGTAAGCATCCTTCTCGACGACGTCGGCCGCGTACGGTGTGCCGTATGGAGTGCCGTCTGCCTTTATGAGCGTGGCCTGATAGCTCCATGCCGTGTCGCCCGTGGGATCCTGGTAGACATACCGCTCAACGACACCTCTTAAAGGGGGTCTGGTGGTAGCGTGGGAAATCTCGACGAAGCCACCCCCTGGATCCCGTTCTATTTTTAGCTCGACATAATCCTCATCAATGCGATCTTGCACGTCTGGGATTACAAATTCTAGGCGTATAGTCATGGCTCACCCTCTAAGGTGATTCTGACACGAGACTATTTTGAAGGTCAAGCGACGGCCGCTTAAATAGTTACTCAGCAGGTTCGGCAGGCGTGGGCGCAGGTGCTGGGGCAACCTGAGCAGGCGCCGCAGCAGGCGCAGGCTCTGCCGTGGCTGGTGCTTCCTCTTTCTGGGGTGGTACTTCCTTCGGTTTTGGTGGGTCAAGGATGTTCCAGACATAACCGATCACGACAGGGACAAACAGCTTGCCGACAGCGTTCTTGATTGTCGTAATTTCCTTTACGTCAAAGTGAGGATTGTCCTCCTCGTGGATCCTCTGCGCCAGCATAAACGCCTTGAATTTCTCGTCGCCTGTGGCCTTGGCGTCTGCGTTCATTAGCGCTTGAATACAGGCGGATCTGATAGTCATTTCCGTTTTGGGCCCGCCTGGTTCTTTGGGAGGGTCCTTTATTGGTGCCCCTTCCAAATCTAAAACTTTCTGAGTAACGTCGATCGTTGGCATCGTCTTCGCCCCTTTCTTTTTAGGTTCAAACTGAAATCCATTTTAAACACTGGCTTTGTGTTCGTCAATCGATAATGGTAGTAAAAATATGGAGATTTAGCCCAGTTCTGAGCTGTAAATCTGAACCCCTGGATACCTTACGTAAGCAAAGCCTCCGTTGGTTCCCTCTGCGTTTTTGTAGGGTTGATCGTCGGCTATTTTGCAAGTCATGGAATCTGGCAGACCATTCTCAACGGAAGACATCGCAGACGGTACCAGGATCACAGGCTTGCCGTCCGCTAAAAAGTCCAGGGTGATATCCCACTCGTCACCGGTCTGCCCCGCGTTGGCATCCGAGGCCGGTTCGATTTTTTTCTTTTTCGACCGCTTTGTGAAGTCCTTGCGCGCCTTGTAAACAGTCTGCCCCAGCTCTGTCTCACCGCTAGAGTAAGAGACGACCATATCACCACCCTCGTGAATCACTGCAGCCATGAACCGAATATACGCCCTAGGGACCACAACGATCCTATTATCTGGAGGATCTGTCTGGCCTGGGTATGCTAACCCCTGGGCTGTCACCTTCCAGGTGCTATCCGAGGGCCCTACTGGCCACGTGGAAGAGTCGCACCAGTTCGGACTGGTTACCGAATCCCTAGAAAGCCAATCTAGCTTGGCAAGCCCTATAGAGGACAGCCATTTCCTGAGCATGTGTTCTTGCTCTGTATAGGTTAACTCCATTTTAGTAAACCTCCTTACTTATTATCCAGCAATTCAATAACGCTGTTCCAACCGGTCCCTTAGATTCTAGGGTTTCACCGAATGATCCACTATAGGATCCCGCTGTAGCATATCCCTGCTTGGCTGTGGAATAGGCAAAAATAAAATCTCCGATATTGACTGAGCCCCTCATTAAAACTTTCCAGGGCAGCCCGTTGACTGCTACGGTGATCCAGTTACCAGCCCCTGAAGGTCCTCCTGTCACCACTGGCCCCATGACATTGTTATCGTCAAGCGTTGTGGTTGTAACCGCTGCCCTTGAGTTTGCTGAATCATTCGCAACCACGTCCCCCTCTACCAAAGAGCCCCCGCTTCGATTTTCTACTCTTACGACTTCACCTGGAACGATCCAGCAGTTCCCGTCGTAATAGAACATCTTGCCGAAGGTCGTGCACCAGCAGGAATCTCCCACCCTGGCGCCCGAGATTGCTTCCATGTTCGCCTTGGTTTGAGAGCCCCAATGTCCTCGGCCTGCGTAGATCAGCGCCGTCTCACCGTCGTTGACCTTCAAAAATTCGTGCTTTTCTCCACTGAATGAAGAGGGGGCGTCTGGCAGCTCCAAAAAGTCTGTCTGGTGAGGATTTCCAGAGGTTACCTGCGAGTGAGTATAGGCTGCCTTTGCCTGGGCTGCTGTGACCTGGTTCGCTCCGCCATAGTCAAGCGCCTGGTCGGTGTCCTGGGTGTGGAACTCATCGATCTGGGCCTGGCTAACAAACTTGTGAGTCGTTGCGCTGTCGTCCAGATCGTCTGGGTCCAGAACAACCACGCCGGTCTGAGTGTTTACGGATTGGACCGAGTCGTCTGCTGGTATTCGCTGCCATACTGATCCATCATAGATCAGAGTGTCGCCTATTCCCACAGTGATCGACCCAGATCCGAAGTCTCTTGAGCCTGCAGTGCTGCACCTGTAAAAATCGCCGTTTGTCCCTGTACCGTCTGCCAATGTTGGAGTATTAGTCAGAATGTCATAGGCGCCTTTGTACTCCATAGCCGAAGTGGGCAACTGTCCGAAAGGCAGCCTCGCTGTAGCGTCCAGCGTGGCGACTCCGTTGGCTGCTCCCTTCTCAGCAATAGGAATGTAGGCACCCGCCCCAATACTGAGAGTTTGCCATGCAGCTCCGTCCCAATAGGTGAACTCGCCTGTATCTGAATTGTAGATCAGCTTGCCAACTACCGGATCGGTGATCGCCGAAATCTCGGCAGCCGTTAACTGAGGGGCATTAATTCCGCCTGGTGGTCGCATGGTCCCCCCTTATGTGTCGTCGCGTCGTATTTTGACGATTAGCTGAGCAGGCGTTCCCGCCGGCGCCGCGTCAAACGACACTACAAACTTGATTTTATCAGCGTTCAGGTTGTCGAAATCAAGCCACGCGTTCTCGGCTGTCACCCCTGAAAATTCAACCGTGGGATTGTCAACCATGGCATTTTGATCCAGGCGGTAAGCTGCCGGTGTGATATTAGTCCAGGCATCGATATCGACGACAGTGTCCCCCTGATCCGTCTGAGCTGGTTTAATGTCCGCAAAAACAGACACGCTCATGGTGACGTCGGCCGCGCCGGTGTGTCCTCCCACCGCCTTAATAAGCGCAGAGAAGTCCTTTTTCTGGTCCATAACATCGCCAGCAATGGGGACCTCAAATTCGATGTCGTCCCCTGAGGTGATGTTCAGATTGGTATAAAGTTTCATAGTCGGCTCCTTAAGGCGATGGAAAAACGGTTCAGGCTACTATCTAGGATTTCTTGCCCTTACCTGTTTTCTTGCCCGTGCCTTTCTTGGCTGTCGGTTTCTTTGCCGGCGCCTTGGCCTTGGATTTCGGCTGTGCCTTTTTTTTGGGTTCCTTTTTCTCAGGTTCTGGTTCTGGTTCTGGTTCTGGTTCTGGTTTTTCCTTGGGTTCGTCGTCGTCGGTGTCGTCGTCTTTCCCCTTGGAAAGCTCCTCATCGACGTCAAGCGGTTTTATTTCTTCGTCTGGTGCCTGCGGTTTCGGTGCTGGTGGCTTGTCCTCAGGGACCACCTCGACGACCTTGTTGGCCTTCTCACCGAGGTCGAGTTGCTGCTGTGGCTTCTCGTCTTCGTCTATCGGCCCCCGTAGCTGCAGGACTGCCCGCGCGCTGGTCTTGCCGCCAGCCGCGCGCCGGTCTGCCTCTGCCTGAACCATGTCGACGAGTTCTTTTCTGTTTTTGAAAATCCAGCCTTCGAAAACAGGAATGTGTTTTTGTAGAGGTTGACCCACGTTAGGCGTGCCGTCGGCACTCCGTCCCATGATATAGTCAAACTGTTCCTTGGTAACCTCGACAACAGGCGACGGCTTGAACGGCCTCTTAGGCGTGGCATCCCCTGCGATGAACTGCAGCTTCCACTTGCCGGCCGTCCAGTTCCTTCGCAGAAATCCAGCCCCCTTGTTGTACTCTCGCATCCTGACTGCGTAAATTTTGCCCATGATCAAAACTCCTTGCCCCAAAGTTAAAAACGGGGGGCCAATCAGAGCTTTGGGGCAAAGACTTCACTGACCAGCCCCCCATAGGAGTTAACAAGCCCGAGGGCTCAGTAACTACTCAGAGAATAGAACTGCTTCAAACGTGTAACCCGAAAGGTCCGTGGACGCTGCGCCGTCACCGACGTCCTCGCCTGTTGCTGGATCAACGATCATCAGCTTGGGATCGTCGCTTCCCTCGTTCACTGTCGTGGGGAACAGATAGACCGCGTTTGCAGTTCCTCCGGTGATCTCCAGAGAGGCGTCTGCACCGTTTCTCTCGGTCTTCACCGTTACCTGGGCGCCGTCGTCGTAGGCATGCAGCCCCGTCTCCGCCTCGATTGAGGCTGCCAACTGGGCCCGCGTGGTGTGAGTACCTGACAAGGTCAGGGTTTGCTCTGCTCCGCCGTTCAGCTTGTAAATGATCGTTTTTGTGTCCTGGTCTGCGACTGGCCAGCCTGCGGCCGCACTCTGCACCGTTGCCGGAGTGTGAACGATCCTCGGGGTGTATTGCGGATTTGCTCCGTAAGTCAACACACCCATGCAGCCGATCGCCGTGACGTTCTTGCCGATTGCAGCTTGCAAAGCCGCGTTGGCATCCGAGCCTCCGTCTGGGTAGGTCACATCCCCCGTGAATCTTATATAATCCACGAAGGTGGCCTCGGCGCCACTGGCACCCATTTCAGCTTTGACTGTTACGTTTCCTATAGTCATTTTTTATCTCCTTGGTAACCTTTTGTTTAGCCTACCCCCCTGACTCTAAGAGTCAAAGGGGATGAAACCACGGCCGCTTTTATATGGCGATGTTGTAAACCGTCGCCGCTGCCAGATCCTCTTCGAGTGCGCAACCGACTCTGAGAGAAATAACCATGTAGGTCTTTCTCGCCAGTGCTTTGCGCTCGAACTCCACTCGGATATTTCGATGCCAGCCGCCCACGAATTGCTTCGGGTTCAGCAAAGCCTCTGTGGTTCGGCTGCCTGGGCTTTGATTCGTTGGCCACCTTGGAATGTTGACCATGGGGATCCCCAGAGGGCTGGATCCGGTCTTTTTCTCCAAGAGGAAGTCACCGAGGTTCGTCTCCCTGTCGGTCAAGCTCTGGCGGTATTTCCGCTCTGTTTTGAAGGCACCGAGCCAGCGGAGCTGAGCCTCGTCGGCCTCGTACCATTCCTCTGGGATCGCGTCCATGCCCTGCATTGCTAAGGCGGTATCCCAGTCGGCTGCCAGCCCGTCGACGGTGTTGCTGGTGATGAGCCTTAGCAGTCCGTCGAACAGTGCGAGATCGGGATCGGCCGAGGTGGTGTCACCGTTCACGAAGTTGTCCTGTACGTCGACAGCTACTTTCTTCCTCATGTAACCCTCGACGGTGTTCCACAGGGCCTTTCCTTCGACGTTGTCCTCGAGCACAGAGTCGGACAATGGAACCACCGAGATCATTTCTTTGGTGGTCAGGACCACTTCGTCAGTGGTCGGCGCCACAAAGTCCGCGCTCGGCGGAGCCTCTGACTCAACCGCAGCGTGCAGGACACGACCGGTGATCGTCAGTTTGGGGAACTTCTGCTCTGGTTCTGTCATCATGACTGTGCGCATGATCCTGAGCAGGGGTGCACTCGACACGGCGCCGACTATGAATTTTCTCGCCACCTTGGGGGGCAGCAAACCTCCATTATCGAGCTCGTTTGAGAGCATCTCGACCTTTTTCATTATTTCAGCATTTCCTAGCATTGAATCCTCCGTTAGAGTTCAGGCGATAAATCGATCGACGCGTTGCGCTCGTCGTCTGGCTCGTGGTCGGTGTCGATATTGATCTCGCCAGGGATCATCGACTGCGTTGAGCCTATGCTGGTGTTCAGTCTGGCGATCTCTGCCTCCAGTTTGGTGACCGTTTTTTCGAGCTTGTCGATCGTTTTGTCTTTTTGCATGGATTCCTTTTTAAGGGCCTCCATGATTTCCTTGAGTTTGGGGTCGTCCGATTTGTTGACTGGCTCAGCGACTGGCGCCGGCTCGTCCTCGGTCTGGCCCGTATTTTCTTCGCTGCCTGATTCCTGGTTCCCTGCTGCAGGTTCGAGAGCTGACTTTGCCATTTCGAGCCATTTGTCGTCGTCGGTGGGTTCGAGGGATTTCTTGATCCCGTCTAGCCACTCGCCGGCCGTCTGCTCGTCCTGGCTGTCTGCTGCGTCTGAATCCGCGTTTTCAGGATCCGTGCTTGGAACGTCAGCACTTTTTTGAAGTCTGGTTTTCAAATCCCCTGGCAGCTTGCTGTCCACGGGGTCTTTGGGGTCGAATGTAACTTTTATTCCTGCGCTCAAAGCTGCCCTCACAATTCTCTCGTATACACGCGCCTGGCTGGATCCCTCGCTGTATGCAGAATAATTCTGCTTGAATCTAGCGATCGCGTTACGAGTCCTTGCTGGATCGGGCTTTGTATCGCCCTCATATGCCAGCGGATATTTGAGATTGACGGGATCTCCATAGAGCCTTTCTGTGGTCGGCGCGCCGGCCGGATAGCTCAGCGCTGATCCCTTGGTGAGTATTTCGATCCCGTACTTTGCAGCACGGGCCTTCTGTGCTTTTTCCTTGGCTTCCCTGGAAGCGTCTTTGCCTGGGACAGCTTTTTCGGTTTCCTCGACGACGATCTGGCCTATGTCGCCTTCTCCGTCCTCGGACTTCACCATTAAGAATTCCTGGTAGCCATTCGCTCCGCGAGTAACGATCGATAGCTCGTCTGTGAACATTTCCACGCAGCGCTTAACCTTTTTGGTTTTCTGTTTCTTAGCCATTGACAGGAACCTCCTCGGTGCGTTTTATCGCAGTGCCGCCCACGCTGAACGCGCCGAAATCTCCCTTTTTTATGGCTTCCCATAGCTCGTCGTTGTAAATGCGCAGGCGCACAAGCCAGGTGCCTTTCCGAATTTTGTGAGATTTTTTCCCGTTTTTAAAGACAAAATCCACGGGGGCCAAATAGCTCTCTAACACTGCGACATGAGGCGACACGTCGATCCGGTGCATTAGGCCGACGACCCCGCCATTTTCGAGCCACCTGTGCGCCGTTTTCCTGATAGCGTCCGCAGAATAAATCTCGTCCTGCTTGTCAGGATCCAGGGGGGCCCCGTTCTCACCGTCGTTTGGTTCGAGTGCAACCGAGAAAACCGTGCGTTCTTCCTCGTCTTCCTCGTCGTCGGTTTCTGCTTTAAGGATGTGCTCTTCAGCCGATTCAGGAATTACTTTTAGGCCGTTTTGAGAGATCAGGTCGTTTATCAGCTCTGCCTCTTTATTAAGGACCACAGACTCCTCATATTTGAGCACTCTGTCTTCGTCCTTGGGTGGCGATATGACAAGGCCTGATATGTCACCGATCGGGGTAACGGCCGTTCCCGTCGCAGGCTGTCCAATGGGATCGCCGGTGAACTTCTCCACCGCGTCGATGACCACAGCGTCGACGTCGCCAGCAATAACAGAGACGTTTTTCCCGTCCCTGTTAATGCCCCTGTATAGTCTGGTAGCGCTCAATTTCTCTAACCTTCTAGGCCAGGCAGCAGCTCGGCGTCCTCCTCGGTTCCCTCTGGGCGCTCAAGTGGTGGAGAAAGATCCGTGCTGTTGTCCCCCTCCTCTCCCTCGGCGTCGTCTGAGTCGTCTTCTGTGTTCTCCTCGGCGTCGTCTTCGGTATCGGTGTCGGTGTCCGCGTCGGTGTCGGCGTCCGCGTCGGTGTCGGCGTCGGTGTCGGCGTCCGCGTCGGTGTCAGTGTCCGTGTCCGTGTCCGTGTCCGTGTCCGTGTCCGCGTCTGTGTCCGTATCGGCGTCGGTATCCGTATCGGCGTCGGTGTCTTCGTCTCTTTTGTTCAAGAGATCGGTGACCGCTGCGACGGTGTCCTCGCCAGCTTCCTTGAGTGCCGAATCAAAATCCAGCAGCTTGGCAAAATCCTCTTTGGACATTGCGCCAACCGCTTCGTCCATTTGCGCAAAGTGGATCACGTCCAGGGCTTTTTGGCACTGATTCATCCTGTCTCGCAGCTTGTAGATCATTTCCTCTAGGAAATAAGCGACGCGCCCTGGTTCATCCGCCTTGGCGAGTGGTTTCAGCCCTTCTTTAAGAGCCTGCAGGGCCTTTTTGATTCCAGCGAGTTCGTCCCTGATCGTTTTGTTGACGTCCTCTGGGGTTTCGTCAACCTCGATCTCGATCGGGATAACCTGATCCATGGCTATGATCCCGTGCTCGCTGATACCCTTGTACATTTCGATAATCTCGAGATTCTTTGCCAGGGGTTCAGCCAGCTCTTTGTTGCCAGCCTTTACCGCTGCAGCCGCCTTTTCAATTAGCTCCTTGGCCTCGGAAAACTTGACCAGACGTTTCTCAAACTTCATTTTTTTCTCCTTAGATCGGTTTGTGACCGTCGAGCAGCCGCGCACTCGGCTGATATTCGATCCCGATTAAATGCAATCTGAGAGATGTTGGCAAGTGTCTTTCCACTTCCTTGAGTGCAAATTCATAGTCGCATATAAACTTTAGCACCTCTTTGAAGCAGAAATCTGTGCGCCTCTCGATCTCCCTGGTTGTCATTTTCTCGCTTCTTTCCTTAAAACTTTGTTTAACAGAGTTTCCTATCGCTAGTGTAACCCTTTTGATCTGAGTCGTGTCAAGTCCAATCCCCTGCAACATTTCCTGGGGAGACTTCCTTATAAGTATTTCCACGCTTTGCCCCTTTGTTTATGGCCAGTCGATTCCGGCCGAATCCATTTCGAACCCTATGCTTGGCAAAACAAGTCTCAGACCTCCTATCCAGCCCCAGAAACCGCGCCAGATCGGAACGTGTCCCTGGGAAGTATAGACTTGATTGCCTGAAAAATTTTTAAATTTCAAGACTGCATCCCGTAATATTTTGAGCTCCTCGTTTGTGCCAGCTTCGATTTTTGAGATTTTCGCTGTGGCTGTAAGAGGTCCCCCTCCGTTGAAAGTAACCTCGGCGATCCTCTGCTGGTCCGTTGTTCGTCTGATCGGGATCTTCATACAAATTGCCCCTCAATATACGACATCAAAAAAGCCAGGTGTCTGGGTGCGTTTTCCCACAGGAACCCCAGGTTAAATTCGAACCCGTCTGCGAGCGCCTCGAATGCTGTGGCACTCCATTCGTTTTCTGTCTCATCCTTGTCGACCCCTGACACGTTGCCGGTTGCCGCGTTGACCTTGATTTTTGGATCTAGCTGTCCATACAGGCGCCCACTGTAAAAGGACGGTGTTGCCGTATCCAGGTAGAGTTCTCCGTTGACGTTGTAAACCGTATCGCTCGCCAAGCTCTGGTTTCTGGCAGTGACCGCCGCTTCTCCGTTGTGGGCAAAGCTGTCAAAATACTTCGCAAATACTCTGAGAATTACCGCCCGCGCCTTAGGGGTGTTCATTTCCGGCAGGTAAAAAACATTTTCTTCCCTGTCCCAGTAACCCGTAGGCCGCCCTTTTGGAGTTCTGTTTAAAACTATCCTGGGAAGTTTCCGACGTGCGACCACCTTGAGCAGGCGCTCGGACAGAAAACCGAGGGCGTATTTCCGGATCGCGTAGGCCTGCGCCCTGGGCATGTCCCCCCGCTCTCGGTCTGCAGCCACCAGGGTGACTTCGCCTTTTTCCAGTTGTGTTTTGAGTTCAGCCTTTAATTCGTTGAGTCGTTTCTGGAATATTCCGCGCAGCAAAGCCCCCTTTTGTTTAGAAGAGAGATCCAGGCGCCCCCGTTTTCTGAACGCCTCGTTAAGAGCATTCTGGATCCGTTGCATGGAAGCTCCCACCCGTTTCTTCACCTGTGAACCGACAGAGAACTCCTCTATAAAGCCTTCGTCTGCCAGGAATCCAGCCTCTAAATCCACTGGATCGCCTATCTTCACCGGCCGTGAGTCCGTCGGTGTTCTAACTGGTACAGCAGCTCTCTGACTGGAACCGATCGCGCCTACCTGGTTCGCCACGGTCAGCCCCCTCAAAGCATTCGGGGTTGTCACCGTGGACGCTGCCTTCGGCGCCAAGGGAGTTGTTGCAACTGCCTGCATAAAGGTTCCCGCTGGTGCTGTGAACGTCTTCACCTCCGGCAAAGCCTCGCTACGTCAGAAACCGTGCGCAGGTGGCAGGCCCACGCCGAGCTCTTGTATTTCGTCAGGCCCCTTTCTAAGTAGGAACTCGCCACGGTCGTCGAGGTTTCCCTTGCCGCTGCGGATCACGTCTGCCAGCACGTCACCTTGAGGTGTCTGGATCTGCATCCTGCCGGTTTCCGGATCGCGTCTTTCTCTAAGCCAGGGCTGCACCTGTTTGATTTCCTCGGGGTTATCAATCTGGAATGAACGGTTAAGGATTTCGACAGCTCCGTTAGTTGTGAAAGTCATTCCATCCATCATTCTGCAGTAATCTGTTGTTCTTTGATCCAGGACACTCACCCAGGTGTAATAAGAGATTCCGGCCTCTACAAATGATGACACGCTCGCATAAGCTCGAGCACTTTGCACTCCAGCATTTGCGACCACGTTTGAATAGTTGGTACCATATCGAGCCCACAGCCCTGGGATCTGCTCCCTTAAATTCTTGCCGATCGCACGGTATCCGAGCCCCTGTCTCATCCCCCTGATAACGATCGCTTTTCCCTGCCTGCTTAGCTGCGTGTTCACGCGCCCCAGGTGATCCCTTAAAAAGAACCCTGGACGAGCTGCCAGGTGTTTTAATGCAACACGGTCGGCCTTGTTTACAGCAGCCGATATCCTGGGCAGGTAAGAGGTCTTCGCGAATTCCTTAGCCTGGGCAATAGCTTCGTAAGTATACCGGCCGGCAGTGACCGCCCAGGCTGCGGAAAGCTCTTTTTGTTCGGCCGGTTTCAATAATGTGGCGGCGCCGGCCTTTTCAAATACCCTTTCGACGTCTTTAACTTCCTCCCAGTTGACTTCTAGCATTTGAAGGTATGTCTTCAGCTCTTTTTTCGACCACTTCAGATATTTCGCTCGCAATGCTTCAGAATATTCGTCCGCCAGTTGTTCGATCTGCGCCTGGGGTGTGAGCTTGATCATTAGCTCACCATTGCTTTGAAGGAATCGTCCGCCAGGGTCCTGATCGATGTGCTCTAATTTCTCCCAGACCAGTTGATCGACGTCCGCAAAACCGACAGCTCGAGCGATCGTTATGTCTCCGCCGGCAGACATTGCAGCACGGCGCGCCCTGGCCAGGGATACCTTGCCCAGGTGGCTTATTTGGGTCCCGTCGATCAGGGCGTACCCACTGACCGGCGCCACGTTGACGAGCTCGGTGTCGATTTTTCTGAAGGCCTTTTCACGATCGGCGCCCAGGTCCAGCCCAGGGGACATGAGGAATAACCCCTCAGACGGCCTTACATGGAATCCTCTGCAAAATTCACACATCCTATTTATGTTATAGCTGTTTTATAAAGAACAGACCAGAGCCTTCGTTAAGATAGCGAGGGCCATGGAAGCAGAACCATGGCCCCCTAACAACAGAAAGGAGAAGTATCGATATTTTTAAGGTAGTATAACTGAGAACTTTGTCAAGCCCACTGTCTGAGAGCCGCGCAGGCTGCCCAGGGTTCGGACTTGTCCCTAACCGTGGTCATGGATGCCCAGGGGGTCGAGGCCGGCAAGCGCTCGGTGTGCTTTGCTATGTCGAAATTATTCTCAACGGCCCACGCTTCGACCTGGGGCTTAATCGGTTCGTCTGGGTTGACTTCCAAGCTACGGAAAGCGACAACAGCCCCGTGCTTGGTTTGTTTCAAGAGAAACACCTGATCGGGCCCCTGCTTAATGTCGCTTTTAGGTATCGACTTTGCAGCCCTGGACCAGTCCCCTTTGTATTGTGTCGGTATTAATTTGCGTCGTCTGGTTTTCGGTACGGCCGACCGTTCCCCTAGTAAATCTCGGCTCATTTTTTCCAGCCCCTTTCTGAAGTGTAGAAAACACCAGCCTCTTTCATTTTCTTACTCAATTCTACTTTTGGAGGTCCGTCCCCCTGTTTTTCCCTTGTAGCATATCCCGAGCGGATCCGGAAACTTTCGCCGCATTTTACACAGCCACACTTCAAGGGTTTTGGCACCGTCGGCGCAGAGTCAGGGCCCTCTATGGTTGCGTGCAGGTGCTGCAGCCCGTTGCAAAAAGGACACCTGAGAATAATTGCCCCAGAGGGATCGCCGTTTTTGTATAGGTGGATCGTTATTTCGCCAGGCCTGGGGAAGGTGCCCTTCATTCGGCCGCGTTTGACTACCTTGAAAGGATATCGCTCAGACATCTTTAAAGGTCCCTCATACCTGCAGCCATTTCGGCCTCTTCCTGCTGTCTCTTTTCTATGTTCGCCACCAGTTTCTCAATCTGTTTAAGTCTCTCTTCGGTGTTCTCCGCTTCCTGCGGTTCTGCTGGTGGTGTGCCTTCGTCTTCGTCTGCAGGCGGTTCAGCGTCAAGCGCCAGTTGCGCCAGGGTGGCAGCGAAGGGGACATCGCCCCAGGCCGCCTCGATTTTCTGAAAGTCTCTGTTCAGCCATGTGGAATAAAGCTCGAGCAGTATGTTCGGCGTGAACGCGCCGCCCTTGATTCCCTGCTCAATAGCCTTTGACATTTCTTCGATGTTTGTGGCCTCGGGGCTGAGACTCTCGAATTTTATCAGCTTAACTCCTATCGACGGAAGCAATGTGTTATTGACCCACCAGTCAAACTTTCTTCTCAGTGGGCCATACACCTGCTTTTCGACAAGAGACATCACAGCGAGCGCCGTTGCCCTGTTCAAATCTGAGGGGATGTATCCGATCAATAGAAGCGCCTGCCTGAACGTGGAGCTCACCGCCTTTTTGTTGTTCTCGGTGTATTGCTGGAATAGGGCGTCCCCCTGCTGAAAGTCTGACAGGTTGACCCACTCCATATCTGGATTGTTTACTTCCTGCCCTGCCTGGCTGGACTTCGCACTCGCCTGGATCACTAGGGTCCTGTGATGATTCCCAGGCCCTTTGGTTTTCGACCTGAGAGCTTCCTGGATCCGCTGCACCGAGGGATCGTTGAGCTGTCCTCCTGCTATCAGTAAGGCCGCGTCTGGGATCGCATGGTTCTCAAAATAAGCAAGGTCGGCCTCAGCCGCCGCTCGGTTCCCTATAACCCCAGTGATTAGGCCAGCCCAGCGAGCCATTCCTGCAGGCGTCTTCGGCGAGTAGATAGGGAAAAACACGAGCTCGGTTGCAGGCTTCGCCTTGGGTTCGTCCTCTTTCATTTTCTCATAGTCTGGAGTGAGAGCCACGGTGCCCCGCTTTTGCCCCTCCGACGGAGCAACCTTTTTCATGTATACCTTACCGGTTTTATCTGACACCAGGCGGGGATCGTTCAGGTCCTTAAAATATTTTGTGGTTCCGTTGGCGCGCTGGACATAGCGCCGGAATCGAACCGGCTCAATCACTGTTCTGGTTTCAATTTCTGAGACCCACTCATCCCTCTCCACTTCGAACTCTTCCCCCTTCGAAGTCATGGGTAAGACTGTGTAACCTGCGACAGGCTGCAGGCGCCTGATCTGCCCGTTGGAATCGCGCCTTACCTCCCAGTAACCACGGCCGATCGCTTCCTGGTCGATCCGTTTGCGTTCCCTTAGATCCAGGAAAGAGAGCTCGGGGTGCACGTTTCGGAACCAGGCCTTTGCCGTGTGCATTTCTCGCTTGGTTCTGGTGTCAATTTCCTCTATCTGAGCTCTAACCTCTGCGTCGGTGGGTTCCTTGATTTTTATTTTATCTATTTGCGCTTGGCGCTCCCTGGGGGTGTATTTAATCCCCTTGTCCTTTTCTTCCTTATCTAGCCTGGCGTTTGTCGCTGTTACTGCGTCGGCCCAGTTGGCTGCGTCCATTGCGTTCTTTACTTCCTCGAAAGCCTCTGCTGGTTTGGATGTATCGATTTTAGGTAAGAGGAGGTGTCCATTTCCTTCGATGTTCGTGGCGTACGCGTCGATATTTTGGCGCAGGCTGTCGCTTATCTCATAGAGGCTCATCATGGATTCGGGATCCAGGATAGGATCGACGGCGCCGACCCCTTGCCATTCGTCCTCTTGAGCAGTCATCGACTTGAGAGCTGTGGCTTCGTCTTCGTGCCGGCCGGTAATCACCAGCGCTTTTATGAGCGCTTGCTTGACTGTTCTTATTTCGGCGTCACTGCCGACTTCAGTGACCTTCACGTCTGTCTCTTTGCTGCCCTTTTTACTGTTTGCCATGGTGTTACCTTCTCCTAAAAAACGATTACCTCAACTTCTTGATTGTCCTTTTTCCATTGATACTGGTCAAGGTAATACCTGCGGATCCCGTCCAATAGTTGCGAGAATGAGTCTGCCATATCATCATGATCGGCGGGGAACTCAACGAGCTCATAGACTAGATTGCCTCTGCGCTCATCGAATTTCTCGTTATCTGCGTCCAGGTGTGCAGCAAATCTTACATGGTCGTTCTCTAAAAAGGGAGTCACTCCGTCGAGGCGCTGATATTTTGACCCCCTGGGCGTAACCGGTTCGAGAATCCCCAGCAATTCTGGGTAATCTTCTAAGACTCTCTGATCAAGAGATTCGTTGCCGGCAATCTCCACCAAGACTCTGAACGGCTTATATCTCTGATATTCCTTGTAAATCATTAAAGCCTGCTGCGCCTTGGTAAGTTTGGCGCGCCAGGCATCGACGACCCTCACCTTTTTCGATATTGGATTGACTGCGCCTGTGGTACTAGCAAAGAAATCGTTGGCCTCCTTGAGCCCTGTGGCCACGTCGTACGATGTGAAGAAAACCCAGCCTTCCTCCATCATGGATCGGATATCGAAAATATCGTATTTGACCCAGGCTTCCTGGATCAGCCTGTCAATATCGGCGATCGGTTCGTTTTTGTATCCACGCGCCCAGGCGCTGGGGGACATGGTCGTCCTTTTGTCCCTGAGGCTCGCCTCTGAGATTTTGTCTGGCCACATAGAGCCGAACCCGTTGCCCCCCTTTATCTGGTAGAATAGCTTTTTGTAGGCGCCGCTTCTCATCACCTTGTGGCTGTTGTCGTCGCGATGGTAAAGCGTACAGATATAAATTATTTGAGAGTCATCATGTACAAGGTTCATCCAGTCATTTTCCCAAGAGCCGATCACTTTCTGCCGGTGCCCTGGTTTTATGATCGCATTCTGAAGGCTCACGATGTCGTCTGCCAGCAGCAGATCGCAACGCGCGCCCGTGATAGATGAACCGATTCCTTTGCCCTCGAGGGAAGGCTCCGGATCGATGATTTCCCTTTGCACAAAAATCGAGTGCATGGCCCAGCCGGTTTTTTTGTCTGGGCGCAGGTGAGGAAATACCTCTCTGACTTTCTGGTTTTTCTCTATGGTTTTCTTGATTGTTTCCAGGCGTTTGATCGCTGTGGGGTCGTCGGCGCAGACTATCTTAACTCGAAGGTTCGGATTGCGTCCCAGGCGCCAGACTATATAAGGGAGAATGATCGACGTTTTCCCGTGGCCACGTGGCGCAATGATTATTATGCGCCGGTTTTCCTCCATGGCCTGGATCCACTCTTCATGATACCACTGAAGCTCGAATCCCTTCCCACTGACTGGGTCGACGTAGCAATACTCTAGAAAACAAGCGAAGTCATCCCTACATTGCTGCAGGTGAACCTCTTTGATCCGCAGCGCCGCCTCTTTTAAGAAAGCGATGCGTTCCCGTTCCTCTATGCTGTCGACGTCTTCGAATTCATCCACTGCAACCAGGTGGCGAACCGGTGGCTTGAATCCCTTATGCAGAGCTCCGACTTTTTTTTTGTCGTAATGCCCAGACGGATAAAGTGGAGTCGGTTCGAAGAACCTATCGACGGCCGCGCTCATCTATCAAGGGCGCCTGGGGTAATCACCACGCAGAGCTCCAATGATCAGGTGCTCGCAGTCTGGTCCTATCACCTTGTTTTTCAGCATCCAAGACAGGTAAGAAGTGTCTAGCTGCTGCAGCGAGGTTCCTTTGTTCTTGCCAAATGTCAGGACAACCCTGTCCCCCTCCCATTTGAGCTTGCCGGCAAAGTCGACCGCGTCCGGATCTCGCACGTGCGCCCACAGCCCCTCGGGATCCTCAGGCAAGTCGTCGTATTTCCTGAACTGCCCCTCTAACACTGCCATGGTTGCTTTGACGTCGGCGAGCGCGTCGTGGTGATCCTCGAACTCCTCGCCGGTGTAATACTTCACGGCCGAGGCCAGGTCCCTGGGCTCATAGTGGAAATATATCTTCATTGCGTCGACGATCTGGAAGTCCAGGCGCATGGCATAGCCAGCCCTGTCGAATTCGTTGATCAAGAGTGGGATGTCGAACCGCGCCACATTGTAGCCTGCTAGGTCGCAGTTTTTGAAAAACGAAGCGACGTCTGCTGCTGCCTGTTTGAAGGTCGGCGCGTCCTTAACCATTGCGTCGGTGATCCCGTGAATCTCGATCACCTCCGGCGGTATCGGCCGCTCGGGATTGATCAGCAGGTTTATCTCGCTAGTGTCCCCCAGCTCAGAGTCTCTGTGTCCCTCGGGATATACCTTCACAGCAGCGATCTGAACTATGCGATCCTCGTCGACTTTGGCGCCCGTGGTTTCCAGGTCGAAAAACACAAGCGGCCGCTTCAGTTTCAGTCTTTTCATGCTTTGCCCCTTTCAGATTTTCAGGCCGACTTCGTCGGCGTACTTCAGCGCCTTTGCCCTTAGCTGGGCAGGCGTTAATAAATATTGAACCCTCCAGTTTGGATTGTCATCCTTTAACCACCCTTTCCTTAATTGTTCTGGAGTGGCGCACATTGCTTTACAAGAGTTTTTCAGCCTGGTTTTATACATCGCCGGCGCCACGATCTGCACGTGTTTCGTGAAGCCAGGACCACCAAAGAACCAGTCCTTAAACCTAGAGAACCGTTCCCAGTATTCGTCTTTGAGTGGCAGCACTCCGAGGGGGTGCGCAGGTCCTGGAATGAACCCGTGAAGGTTCATCATAATGACCCCCTTGTCCAGGGTGACTTTTATCATATCGATCAGCCCTTGGAATTCTGCCCAGTCGGCGTCTGTCTCGCCTGGCAATCCGACGACATAGAAAAGCCTCACTCCCACCCCTGCGTCGGCCGCTCGTTTGCAGAGCTCGACCAGCCCCTGGTTATCTACCCGCTTTCTTACCGCCCGTCTAAGGCGTTCTGAGACCCCTTCGACACCGACACGAATCGACTTCATTATTTTTCTATCCATGTTCATTTTTTTCAGAGCAGAATAAGAGGCTGAGACAAATTGCTGCTGTCCTGAAAATTCGAAATTGTCTGCGGCGCCGTCGTTTGTTATCACCGCGATCCGTCGGTTTCTTTTTTCCAAGTCGAAGATCTGGCGCTGGACCCTTGCTGGGTTCGGATTCGGTAAGTATTTCTGCTGCCAGCCAGTCTGACAAAAAAGACATTTTTTCTTGCACCCCCTGGATCCCCACACCCTCACCGTTCCGTCTGGGTGATTAAGAGGAGGGCAATCCCAGGGGAACGACTGCGAAGGAATAACCAGCTTTTCTTCGCCACGTCGCCACACCTCAGGAAGAGACTCTGCAGCTTCCAGCCCCTCGGTCAGTAGGGTCCTCATAAAATTCTGCCCCTCACCGACGCAGATCAGGTCGACCACTTTCTCGAATACCGCAGGGGACCAGGCGCCACCCCCTCCCAGGATAACTCTGGATCGGCCGTTCCAGTATTTCTTAAGCTGGGTTCTAAGACCAGGCACCCCCTCAGGCGCCGACACGGTGCACAGCAGAACGTCAGCCACTTCGGGAGGGCATTCCTTCACACCAGCTCTTTCGAGCTCCCACTGCAGCCAGGTCGCAGCGAGCCCCCTGTGCTCTCTTTTGGAGTAGTTTGAATCTATTATCCCGATCCTCATTCGATGCCCTTCAAAAATACCTGTTCGATGCTGTCGGCGTAATCCGTGCCGGCCTCGAATTCTTTTTGTAAATGCTCGAGCACTTTCTGCCCCGTGTCGCTGGTCACCCTTGTCTCAATGCTGCCTATTCTTATCGGCATATTGCTTGAGTTTTTGACACCTTCCCAGGTGCTGCTCACCCCCTGCCCTTTTTTCTCTGTGGACGTGTCACCAAAGGCGCCGTCTGCTGGTGGCGCCGCTGTCATTAAGTCCTCAATAGAGGGCCCGTCAAAACCGGTGAGATCCATGTCCTGCAGGACCCCAGAGTCAAGGTGTCCCAGTTCCTCTTTGACAAGGCCCCTGTCCCACTCTGAGAGTTCTGTGATCGCATTGTCTGCCAGCCTGTCGGCGCGCTCCATTTCCTCGCTCTCATAGTCTTGGAAATCGACTGGGACCTCTTTTGCTTGCATGAGCACCGCCGCTGCGTGCCGGCCGTGTCCGCGTACCACGAACCCAGACTGGTTCGAGATAGTGATCGGACCCCGCCAGCCGTGCCCGTTGATCAGCTTGGCGAGAATAAAAATTTGATTGTCTGGGTGCTTGTTTGCGTTCCTGGGGTACAGCTTCACTTTGTCGAGTGGTATGATCGCGTCGTGCGCACAATGCACTCGCACCCCGTCGGCGTATACTGGGGCCCCCGTCTGTGGTTTCTTTTTCGCTGCCGGTTTCTTTTTCGCTGCCGGCTTCTTTTTGGTTTTCTTTTTGGCTGTTGCCATGGTGTCAACCTTTCAATGGTAACGCGTGCAGGGGCAAGCAGTTGTCCCTATTGCAGCTAACATGGAGCCTTTTCCCCATGCTCCCATTTTCAAAATAATAATATAGAGTTCCCTCGTTGCAAACAGGGCAGATCATGTGCCCCGTTTTCTCTGTTGTTGAGCTGCGGTTCTGGTCCACTATGCGGATCAGATACTCAGGCGATAT